TTGGAATGATAATCAATTGAACCCGGAAAAAGTAAATGAAATAACTGAGCGTGTATATAACAATGGCTATAGATATGGGTGTCAAGATGAACTTATGGAAAAGCATTGTAAAACTCGCTGTATCCACTTTAAACATAAGGATTACACAATCGAAGCAACAACTGTAGAAGATTTGCAGTCGCGCTTTATGGAAAGAATAAGTACTGATTTTAGTGGCAAAACGGTTAAGGTAAGTGAAATGCTTGGATTAAGAGGAATTGATTCCGAAATATATCCAGGTGAATTAGTTACAGTTATTGGCCGTACTGGTTCTAATAAAAGTACATTCGTTCAAAACTTAGCATTAGGCTATGATTTTGCAAATGATTGTATTAATCCTGAATGGCAAATACCAACATTATTCTTATCTTTAGAATTAGCAGACTGGTATATGCATAGAAGAGGATTGCAAATTGTATCTGGTATGAGCAAAGATGATGTTATGGAAAATCCTAATGAATTATTTATGAAACATAAAGATGATTTAGGACATATTAGTTTTCAAACAACATCCCCCACGGTTGAACAGATACAATCCAAGGTTAGAGAACTTCAACCATCATTAGTTATTGTAGATTACATTGACTTAATAGATGCAGGAAGATATGGCAGAAGTGAACATGAGAAAATAAAACATATTTCTCACACACTATCCAATATGGCTGTTACAAATGATATCATAATAATACAAGTCGCTCAAGTTGGACGCGAATCAAGTAAAAGTGATATGTTATCGTTATATTCAGCAAAAGGGTCAGGAGCCATAGAAAACGCATCAAGGAAAGTTATCTCCGTTGATGGGGACGCAGATAATCCGGTTAAAACTATCAGAATGTTAAAAAATACTGATGGTGACTCTAATTGGGAATGTAAAGTAGAATGGTCTGAGTCTTTCAGATTGAGAAGGGTATATGAAGATGAACCTAGCATACTTGTTTAGGATAAGCATACATAATAACGGCTTTTTATTAGTGCTATTTAATATATTCAAATTTGGAGTTATTTATAATTCCAGAAAGATGTTATTAATCACAGTCGGTGTATGGAAATTCAATATAGCAACATCGCTTAATTATCATGATGTAGAACTCTCTGTAGATAAAAATAATTATGGCTTATCATAAAAAGCGTAAGCATAAAGTTATTTTAGAATGGGAAGATAAATTTCGACCGAAATTGAAATCGATACATGGAAATCATTGGAGAAATGTTTTTCATAGACTAATGAAAAAATCTTCGACTTTAAAGACAACTCTAAAAAGACGAAGTAAAGAGTACGAAGTCTTATTCGAAATTACATTAAAAGAAATCAGAGATTCCATATTTGAATATTATGGGAACAAATGTAAATATTGTAAAAATAAAGTAACTATTAATAATATGGTTTGTGACCACATTATACCCTTATCATTAGGCGGCGATAGTACTCCACAAAATTTACAAATGATTTGTGATAGATGTAATAGGCGTAAAGGGCCTCTTACTGATAAACAATACGGTAGATTACTCGCTTGGTTAAGTAAGCAATCTCCAATAATGGCTGATTATGTTCTGCGAAAAATGTCAAAAGCAGATGTAATGGGCTAAACGGTAAAAGAACCGCAGGCACCAATATTCAAGTGATTGAATGTTAACCACGTAAAATAAAACGTTAGTGTTTTGTTTGAGGATTGCATATTACAAGGCTGCAAGTTGCTTGTAAAAAACTGTAAAGTCCTGCGGTTATACCTTTAAAATAGGAATCATAGTAGTGCAAAAAGAAATAGAAAATTATTTAAAAGGAATTGAAATGCCTAAAAAGGCTAATAAACCAACAACTTTAAAATATTGCAATATATGTGAAAGTGTTTGGGAATATTGGCATCAAACAGGAGATTTCTTTTTTAGAAAATATACAGATATTCCTACTTATGGATTAGACAGGAAGGACTGTAGAGAATGTGTTGGCCTAGAACTAAGTAAAAATAGAAAGAAAAGTTATGTATAATATCTTAGAACTCGCAATATCAGTAAGCATATTTTTAGGAACATGCATATTAGCATTAGTAGCAATAATGTATTATGGAGATTGGTGGGATGATGAATAGTATAAAAATATTAAAGAAGAATGTCCCATATCCAAAGATGCTTAAAGAACTCGCAAAAGAAATAGGTGCAATGAGAACCTTATTTTCCCAACATAGATACAAAAAAGGAACTCAAGGATGGAGAGGTGATGATGAGTCTCGAATACAGCAATTAGGTATTATGGGAGAATTGATAGCAAGAGATTATTGTTATAACAATTTTGACTCTAATGAGTTTAAATTTGAACCATTAATTGAAAAAGATGTTATTGCATTGCCGGACCTGACATGGAATGATAAAAAGATTGATATAAAGGCTGTAGATGAAAAAACTTTTGAATTTCGAATGAATTGCAACTCATACAATAATTCTAATAAAAAAGTAAAAGGGTATTGGTTTGTTAAATTAAGGCCAAATTGTACAGCAAATCATTTTATAGTACCATATAATGTAATATCAGATTGGGAAGTAAAAGAAGGGTATACACCGTATTTTGCAGCACCAATGCCAATAATAAAATAATAGGAGTTTACTATGCCAATACCAAGAGCAAAAATGGTTGGACAAGCAGGAGAATATTTAGTTTGTGCTGAAATATCAGAATTAAACTATAATTGCATTCCAACAAACGAATCATGTCCCTATGATGTCATATTAGATTATGGCAAATTAGCAAAAGTGCAAGTTAAAACATCAAATTACTCTCCAAATGAAAAATCTGTTAAGTTTGCTGTATCAAGAAGAAACAGTAGTAACAAATTATATAAAAAAAGAGATGCAGATATATTTGCTCTGGTATGGTTAAAAGGTAAAAAAATAGCATGGTTTACTTATGAAGAATGTGTTGGTTGGAAAAAAACCGTTCAAAAGGACGAATTTGATAACTATACATTAGAAGACGTATTGTCAAAAATAATATCTTTAGATAAAGGAAAGAAAAATGAAGATTAAAATAAAGGGGGAAGATGTGGAAGGAAGACTTGGGTTGGTCAATTGGTATAGAAGCCAATTAAAAAAGTTTGAAAAAATAGGAATGGGAAAAGAAACCGAATTTGGAGTAGTAATTAGTGATGTATTGATTAATGCTACTAAAAGAAGAATGCTTGAATTAAAATATATGAAAAGAGGTACAAATGCATCCAGTTATTAAATGGTTGGAAGATAAAAATACCTTTAGCAAAGAAGGTTCTCAAAGATGGTATAGAGTAGATGGTAATGGAGAATGGGTTCCATCTGTAACTACAGTATTAAATGTTATGGATAAAGGTATCTATTTTCATAAATGGTTAGCAAATCATTTAAATTATGAACATGCTTGTCAAGTTAGAGATGAGGCTGCTCAAAGAGGAACAGATGTACATTTAATTTGTGAGACTTTGCTTGAAGGTAAAGAAATCGTATTAGAAGAATGCTCAAATGAAATCCTAAAGCGAATTATGTGTTTTGAAGAATGGTGGAATAGTATCGGCGTAGAAGAAATAATCGCATCAGAAGTTATGCTTGCATATCCTGGTATTCAGTATGCTGGTAGATTTGATTTCATAGCACGTATTGATGGTAAAAACACTTTAATTGATATTAAAACTGGTGGATATTACAATACGCACGATTTACAAGCCTCTATGTATAAGATACTTTGGGATACAATTTGCGAAGAACTCGATTTAGGTCCAGAATATATGATTGAAGATATGTATGGACTATACTTAAAAGATGGATGGATAAAGGGCCCTAATCCACAATATAAAAAATTGAAATTTAGGCCAAAAGAGGTGGAAGCCGCTATAACATTATGGCGTTACAATAATGAAAACGCTTATGGTAAAGTAGTACCACCTAAACCAAAACCTGTATACAAAAACACTTTTAAATTAGAGGTGAAGAATGGGAAAAATGAAAAACTCAGCGAACTCGATTCCAAACTTTAGTGACAATGAAATGTTGCTGAATCTTGAGTCTGAATTAGCAAGAACTCAACATAGATTAGACCAGTATAAAAAAGCATATCTTTTAATGTGCGATGAAACCTGGGACCTAATCCCCGATGAAGAGAGACATAAAATAAGTAAAAAATTGGAGGATTTAGTATTATGAGTAAAAAAGATTATATTGCAATTGCGAAAATCATAAAAAATCAATTAGGCAATACGCATCATCTTACTCCATTAGTAAATACGCTATCAAGTTATTTCGCTGATGATAATCCTCAATTTGATAAAATAAAGTTCAGGAATGCATGCCTTAATGGCAAACCTGAAATAAGAAAACCTGAAGGGATGCCTATTTTGCCTCCTGAAAATGAAAGAGCAATAGATGATGGTCCTATGAAAATCTCATCTCACAATCAAACAGATTCGATTGATATAGATAGAATTTTGGCTGACTCTATTATTGCAACTAAAAATATGACCGAAAGGAATAGAAAGGTTGCAGCGTCTTTCCGTAAAAAAACTTAAAGTTCCGATAACTTTAAAGTGTCAATCGTGTAATGGGTTGCTAAAGGGGAGAGGATATGAATACTATCCACAACAATATGTTGATAATTATATCCCTCCCAGGCAACTAATATGTAGAGATTGTGTCTATAAAAAAAGATATGGCTCTAAAAACTGGCGTAAAAAAATGAAAGAAGGAGTACTAGAAAATGGCGAAACAAAAGCCTAAAGCACCAAAAATCTCAACTAAAGATGCTATCAAGACAATAGCAACAGAGATTAATCAAATCCGTAGTATTATATCTACTATAATTAAAGATAAAATTGAATTACGGACAAACCTAAAAGATGTAGCAATGGTATTTGACCAATATATTGATTTTAAAGGAGATTCAAAAGCCTTTTTAAAACATATTGAAGTCCAAATAGAAGAGCAAAAAGAAAAGGAGGCAAAAGGTGACGACGAAGGAGATGAAAAACCTGAATCAAAAAATCCTGAAAGCGATAAAGTCAACTCGTGATAGTGGCCAACAAGAATATGCTCATGATGATGATAATGTATTTGCTAATTTTGAAAGAGTGGCAAGCGTATTAAACATAACAAGAGAGAAATCTCTAATGGTATATCTATTAAAGCATATTGATGGAATAGCCGCTTATGTTAACGGACATGAATCCCAAAGAGAAGATGTTAGGGGAAGATTGACTGATGTAATCGTTTATTCAATGCTCTTATGGGGAATGATTGAAGAAGGTGAGCAGAAACATCCAGATATAGATGAGGAGGTTAGCGCTGAAGTACAATGGCGTAGAAGTAAAGATGTACCTGGATTAATGGAGTACGGCGAAAGAGAGAGATGAAAATCTCTCTTTTTTGCGTCACTCACAACCACATGCAAATAAATTGAACAATTAATCCCAAGCCAACTCCAATCAGTATAGCAAATATAACCCAATCATACCAAGTAGATGTGCGTAATATAAATTCAAAAAAGTTTTCAGTATGCTTATTCTTCATTAC